TGATAAGTCTCAGAATAGTAATCTGAAGCTGGGCGGCACCGCCGCAAGTACCTCTGCTTTAACCTCTAGTTCGACACCACCCTATATTGGTGCGGTTTGGGCTAATACTTCAGCCGTGTCATTCGATGGCGACAGCGATTACGTTCAGTTACCTGTCGGCTCATTAGATTTGGGAAGTTCAGACTTCACTATAGAGGCTTGGATTTATCAAGACACAAATGCTGGATCAGGTGGTAGCAGTCACACTATTTATTCTGATTGGTTGAATACGAACAATGACAAATCTAGTATACTGAGAGTGACTGACAGTTCGGGCCAAAAGGTCCAATTTCTTTATTCTACGGATGGCAGTGCAAACACTATATATACTTCCACTGCAACTATCTCTAACTCTACTTGGACACACGTAGCCGTCTGTAAAGATAGTACGAGCCTACGGTTTTATAAGGATGGTGCGAGGGAAGTTTGGGCAAGCAGCCCGTCCTTTACACTAAATTCTAATAGCGGAGCAGTAGGACCAATAATTGGCGCTACTTTTGAAGCACAGGGTGGTAACTTTTATCAAACTTACTTTGATGGCTATATCCAAGACCTTAGAGTTACAAAAGGTAAAGCTCGCTACACCGCCGCTGACGAAAGCAGTAACATTCCATCCACACCATTGAAAGGCTAACTAAATGTTAGGGTTTCATCCATTAGCCGCCGCTCCGTTTGCTGACGTAGGGCTTAATGCTTACAAGATGGATGCGGCCTATGGTAGCTTTACCCTATCTGGGCAAGACATATTTCAACAAATAAATTTTGAAACAGGCTCTTTTGCATTAACGGGTCAAGACGTTGGCATTACTAAGAGTTTAAACATTGCAGCAGACAATGGTAGCTTTACACTATCAGGCCAAGCAACAGATGTATTTATACAATACGACAGCGCCTTAAATAATGGTAGTTATACATTAACAGGGCAAATCTCTGAGTTTATATTAGATCTAATTGTAGGTGCAGATCAAGGCTCCTTTACACTCTCTGGTCAAGACACTGAACTTACTAAAGCATTAAATATTAGTGTAGGTACAGGTACATTTACCTTAACTGGACAAGATGTCGGCGTAAATGTATTTAATATTATTGATGCAAATGTAGGTACGTTTACACTTACAGGTCAAGATATTAATGTAAATGCATTTAACCTCATTGCAGGTACAGGTACATTTACTCTTACAGGCCAAGACGCCAGTATAAATGTATTTAACCTTGTTGCAGGTACAGGCTCTTTTGCTCTAACGGGTCAAGATGTTACCTTAAACAAAGCTATAGAGGTTAGTGCAAATGTAGGCACGTTTAGTCTCACAGGTCGAGACGTTGAGTTTAATGAAGGTATAGATGCAGCATTAGCATCTGGCTCCTTTAGCTTAACAGGTCAAGATGCTGGCTTTATATTAGGTCAAGGAATAAACCTAGACCAAGGTAGCTTCACCCTAACAGGTCAAGACGTTACATTAAGTAAAGTCCTTGTTTTAGATTCTCAGCAAGGAAGCTTTAGCCTTACAGGTCAAGACGTTGACTTTGCTAAAGACTTAAATGTTACTGCTGATTCAGCATCATTTACCCTTACAGGACAAGATATTAATGAGGGTATAAGTGAGGTCTTTGAAAGAGGTACGTTTGCCCTTACTGGTCAAGATGTTTCCCTTAATAAGGCTTTATTTGTAGCAGCAGACTTTGCTGGCTTTAGCCTTACAGGTCAAGACACTACTTTAACAAAAGCATTAACTCTAGATCTTAATGTAGGTACTTTTACTTTAACAGGTAAAGATACCTTTGATGCACCAACCTTACGTGCCGAACAAAGTACAATAAGTCTTACAGGTCAAGACGTTGACTTTGCTGTCAATAAAACTATAGAAGCAAATGTAGGGTCTTATAGTTTAACAGGGCAAGACGTAAACATTACAACGTTTATACCTGTTATTGATAGTGCTGCTGGTAGCTTTACTCTAACAGGTCAAGATGTAGCCCTAAATATTTCGGTAGTTATGGCTGCGTCTAATGGTAGCTTTACACTATCAGGCCAAGATGCTACACTAAATATTGGTAGAAATATCGTAGCTAATAATGGTAGCTACAGTCTATCTGGACAGAACATAAACAGTAACCTTTCTAAGGTACATGGCTCTGGTCTGTTTACGCTAACAGGACAAGATGTAAGTCTAGAAAAAGCTGTTAGTATCCAGTCGGGTACAGGCTCCTTTACATTTAGCGGTCAGAGTATAGGTATTGGTACATCTACACCAATTACTATTAATGGCTTGACAGCTAATACAAATAATGTTATAGTAACTGGTAGCATAGTTCAATTTGATGCTACCTATTCACCATCAAGAGTAATATACATTGCTCCACAAGACAACAATACAACAGTGTATATACAACCAGAATCATACACAGTATATATTGCCCCAATGAATATTGAACCATCAACTGTTTATATAGCAGCGTAAGGAATAATTATGTCATACAAATGGCCCGATAAAGATAAGGATGAGGTAGTGGACTACAGCGTAGACTGGTCCCGCTTCTTAGGTACGGACGGTATTTCTGCTGTTACGTGGAGTATTATTGATGAGAATGGTGATAAAGAAGTAGTTTCAAATACTGAAATAGTAAACGGACTACAATTTTTGCAGGGTACTATCTCAGGTCAAGTAGCAACTGCTAGGTTTGGATTAGGTACAAACAATGTCCGTTATACTGTAAGCTGTAAGATTACTACAAGTGCTGGCCTTGCTTATGAACGTTCTATCTTTTTACGTATTAGGGAGAAGTAAGAATGGCTTATGATTATATAGGTTTAGTAAATGATGTCAACCGTAGATTAAATGAAGTAGAACTTACTAGCGCAAACTTTACTACGACTACTGGTTACTATAGCTTTGCTAAAGATGCAGTCAATGCATCCATTAGGCATATCAACCAAGAAGAGTTTGAATGGCCTTGGAACCATGTAGAGGAAACAGAGTTACTTGCTCCTGGTGTGGCTCGCTATAGTATGCCTTTTGATTCTAAGACAGTAAATATGAACACCTTTCGTATTAAACGTAATAGTAGTTTAAATGTAAATACTGTTAAATTAAAAGTTATGTCTTACGAAGAGTATCTTGACAAACACGCAGATTCAGAGTATAACACTAACACAAGTATTAGAACAGTCCCTACCCATGTGGTTAGAACTCCTAGCCGTGAGTATATATTTTACCCTACACCAGACAAAGCGTATGAAGTAGTATATGAATATTATCGTACAACATATGAATTAAAAAATGCAACAGATGTACCTAATCTACCAGATCAATACCGTTATATAATTATTGATGGTGCTATGTACTACGTATATCAGTTCCGTTCTGACATGCAAGCAGCGCAACTATCACTAAATAAGTTTCAACAGGGGATCAAACACTTACGGACTCTTCACATAAATAGAACCGAATACGTTAGAGATACAAGAGTATATTACTAATGGCTACACAGTGGCAAACATTTCCCATTGAATTTAAGGGTGGTCTTATTTCCAACCTAAGCGCTTTGCAGCATGGTACAAATGCTGTAGGTTCTGCTACCTTATTGCAAAACTTTGAAGTTAATAAGGAAGGTGGTTATTCTAAGATACTAGGATACTCAAAGTATAGTTCTACTGAGGTTCCAGGTTCTGGCCCTATCTTAGCACTTAAAGTTATAAGCTCTGCAAGAATAGTTGCCGCACGTAAAAATGCTAGTAACCTAACAGAATATTATTACAGCACTGGATCATCTTGGACAAGTATGGCTTCTAGTGTGGGTGCTAACGGTGGCAAAGCTAGAAGTGTATTGTATAACATTGATGGTGATGATAAAGTTATTTTTGTTGATGGTACTAATTATCCTGCAATATACAATACATCAGGTAACTCTGTTACCTTTCTATCAGCCTCAAACAGTACAGCGATAAGCGCCACACAACATGTAGCTATATTTAAAAACACAGCTTTTTATGCTAAAGATAATGTTATTACTTTTACTGCCCCCTTTACTGTAGATGATTTTAGTGCAGCAAATGGTGCAGGTTCTATAAATGTAGCAAATGATGTTACAGGTTTAGTAGTATTTCGTGATCAACTTATTATCTTTACAGAAGATAGTATCAAAAGATTGACAGGTAGTACCTCAGCAGATTTTACAGTTTCACCTATAACGGATCGCATGGGTTGTATTAATGGAGATACAATACAAGAAGTGGGTGGGGATATTATGTATCTTGCACCTGATGGTATTAGACTATTAAGTGCTACAGAAAGAATAGGTGACTTTGGTTTAGGTGTAACCTCAGATAAGATATTCAAAGATGTTAGTACCTTTATAAATCAGACATCTAATTTTGCTTCTGTAGTATTAAGAGAAAAGGCACAGTATAGAATATTTGCATATACAGAATCTGAAACTAAAGATACTGCTAAAGGTCTAATAGCAACTAAATTTATATCTCAAGGAGCAGATGGTCTTAACTGGTCTACAACAACAGGAATAAAAGCAAGTATAGCAGATAGTAGGTACACCTCTACTTTAGAGACAGTAGCCTTTGCTAATGAAGATGGTTATATTTATCTCATGGAAAGGGGTTCAACTTTTGATGGTTCTATTATTAAGGCAATTTATGAATCTCCGTTTATGCCAATAACTGATCCACAGGTACGTAAAACTTTTTATAAACTTACTTTATATGTAGAACCCTCTGCTAGTATGAACTTAACATTAAATATAAAATATGACTTTGATTCATCTACAGATACTAAAGTAGTACAACCTTCAACACAACAAATAACAGGAACGGGTTCTTCTGTATTTTTCTTTGGCGCATCTAATTCTATATTTAATACAGCCACATTTGGCGGTGAGTTAGATAAAGTATATAATACTAACATAATAGGATCAGGTAAGACAATATCTTTAAGAATAGAAGACGCTACAACAAACCCAACTTTTACACTTGACACTGCTTTATTAGAGTTCAGTCAAGAAGATAGACAGTAAGGAAACAACATGGCAGGTTACACCAGACAGGATACGGCGAACAACATTGCCAATGGTAACGTTATTGACGCAGATGATTTTGACGCAGAATATAATGCATTAGAGGGTGCCTTTAATGCTTCAACGGGTCACAGGCATGATGGCACTGCAGGTGAGGGTGCTCCTATTACTAAGGTTGGACCTAGCCAAGACCTTGTTGTATCCGCTACAGACGTACAGCCTAAAACAACTAACACCCTTGATCTAGGTACATCTAGCGTACAATTTAAAGATGGGTTTTTTGATGGTACTTTAAATGCTGATGCGATTACTATAGGTGAGAATGGTTATTTAAGCTTAGCAGATAACGAGATTGATGTATCTACAGGTGATCTAACTTTAGATATTGCAGGTAATCTAATTGTTGATGCTGAAGGTGACATTACTCTTGATGCTAACGGTGGTGACATTCTCCTTAAAGATGGCGGTACTACTTTTGGTGGTATATCAAATTCATCAGGACAGACAGTAATTAAATCAGGGTCTACCCCTACTACTGCTATTACGCTCTCAGGTGCAAATGCTACACTTGCAGGTAATGCTACTTTGTCAGGTACGTTAGATGTAACAGGGGCAGTTAATTTTAACAACACCACAGCAAGTACATCTAATACTACAGGTGCTGTTATTGTTGATGGCGGTATGGGTGTAGCTGGTGCTGTAAACATTGGTGGTGATGTAGACATAGATGGCAACCTTACTGTAACTGGATCTAGTAAGAACATCACAGGTAACTTGATTGGTGATGTGAAGAGTACAAACGGTACTAGTGTGCTTGATAGTGGTACTGATGGAACAGATGCAAGCTTTACAGGGTCTGTATCAGGCAATGCTACTACAGCTAGTGCATGGCAGACAG